CTGCTGACACCAACTGATAAGCGAAGCTACGCTCGAAGGTGAATGACTTACCATCAATCGTAACAACTTTCTTCATCTTGCCAAGCGCATTCATGAATAGTCCCTTACCTGTACCACCCTCAGGGTTGTCACTGATAACCTCATCGTTCAAGATAACGGCAGGGCAGAACGATAAGTTCTTGTAGCCATGCATTAGAAACCCAATCGTACTCTCCATAGAAGCAACCCTACTGTCATCTCCAAAGCAGATGTTACGAATGAACTTGCGGTAGTCGCAACGGTCAGTAACCGTACACATGTTAAAGTTGCGGTCAATAACATGGTCTTTCCAAACGTAACCACCTAAGTCAAGGTAGTCAATAGGGATAACTTCTTTAGCTGTAATCTTTACAGCGCAGTTACGATAGTAAAGATAAGCCGCATCTTTAGAGTCTTCGATAAAGTATATCTCTATAGTAGACAACATAGATAAGAACTCATCCTTAAAGAACCGCGTGTTGTCAGCGAAGTAGTTGTATACGCTAACATCATCTAATTGGAGTAGGTGGTTTAAGACAAAGTCTTTTATTTCTTTCTCGCTTGTGTGGTCTATTAAGTTGTTGGTTACCTTAACGAAGACATAGTTCTTACCACCTTCAGGGCAGTACTTGTAGAACCCATTGTCTTCCAAGAATTGTTTGAACTGTATGTGTATTACTTTGATCTGTCCCTTGTCGCTCTTAGACCAAAAGGTTTGCATCGCATTCTCTTCTTCTATGCGATTAAGTACAGCATCGATTGTCTCTAAAGGAATGTGTTCGTCTTGCAACTGACCACGTATCTCTTTCTTTGAAACGCCTCTGCGTATCTTAGCCTTGATGGTATTGATCTTGTCTTCATCCTGATAATACTTAGAACCGAAGTTCCCTGTATGCTGATAGGCTGAGTCGATAGTGCGCTGTATCTCTACGTAAGGGAAGTCATCCGAAGCAAATTGATTTAGTACGAATGAAGCTAGCGATTTGTTAATCCCATAATCGTTAAAGGCCATAGCCAATACGTAGGTGTTGTGGTTACGCTGACCCTCAACCATTGGGTACTTCTTCTGCCACCATTTTACTAGGATGTCAACGACTTTGTTCTCATCGGTGATAGCAATAGTCAATGGATCTTTGTACTTGCTTACCTCTACATAGTCAGGGTCATCAATCGTATCCCATATAGATGAGTTCTCATTGTGGTATAGTAATGGGTCGTATGATTCATAACAAACCCTGCTTAAGTTCTTACTTGTCTTATCAAAGTATGGCGAATTGAAATACTTTTCTAAGCTATTAAAATAGTTTACGTGGTTGTCAGTATCGGCAGGTACTTTTACTAATACCTTTAGCCCCGACCCCGAAGGGGATATGAATACCGAGTACACGTATTTGTTTTTGCTAAGCATCTCTTTATCCTGTAGCAAATCTCTGTTCTTTAGGTAGCCATCGAAGTCCAAACACATCAGTCCGCTATGCTCAGTGCATGCACTGTCTGCACGCTTAGTGAATATACCACTGAAGCATATAGCAGGAAGGGCTTTTTTAAGCTCATTACGCGACGCTTTATCTTTCTCTTGACGGATACCCTTGACTAACTCTTTGGACGCGCCATTCTTAATTCTTTCTAGTATTACATGTACTTCACGATAGAAAGGTGTTGCCGTCTCCTTAATGTTTTGAAATATCGTTACGTTATATGTCGGGTATGTCGTTTCCATGTCGTTTTTATGTCGATTTTATTTGAGTTAAGTAATTGATTTCTAATTACTTCTTTTTATTTATGTCGATTTGTCGATTTTAAAAATGAAATATAACTATAGAATTATATAGCGTTGGCTGATAAATATATATAGTATATGGCAAGAACTTTTCGACATAATCGGCATGGCTTCAGTTAAAAAAGGGGGAAGCACCACCCTCCCCCTTAAAGAAACCATACACCTAGTTTAAAAATAATTGACTAGGGTTTTAAATTGTTTTTAAAATGGAAGATCATCGTTAGATTGTTCCGCCATTGGAGCAGGCTGTGCCTTAGGAGCTGCGCCTGTACCTTTGGCTTCATAGTTATCCAACTCAACGTAGTAGTTACCGCTACGAGCTTGTTTAACTTGAAGGTTAATCCATCCGTTACTACCGTTCTCTTTCATGAACTTAACGGCATCGTCAATCTTGATTGACATTCTTCCGATTACGAAGTCGGGGGCTTTCTCTGAACGTTTGAACGAGAAGCCATCTGCAAATGTACGTGAATCTGACATTTTGTTTTTGGTTTTATTGTTTAGGAATTATTTTATTCATGTGGTGTTTCAACGCCAACAAGAGAATAGTGTACCAAGCGACGAGAAACTACAGAGCAATCATCATTATCAAATGTCTCCTCGATAGTAACATCAGGTACAAATACCAATGCGTCAGTGATTGAGTAAGATCCATTGATGTTTCTCTGCTGAGTGGTAGTCTGTACTACGCATCCTGCACCTTGAATCTCCATTGCCTTAGTTGATTTCATCCATCCTTCCTCTAATGAAGAGGCCTTAGCAATTAACTTAAAGGTGTTAGTGTCACCAAAGAACTTAACATCCGTTACGTTAGATGTTGTTGTTGAAGCATCGCTGTTGTGTAGCGTTTTGTCTTTCATGTTGTTTTGTTTTATTGTTTAGAAATTAATTTAATCCTGCTTTGCTGATGGCATCAGCCTCTGCCATTCCTTTGATGATAGTGTCTATGAATTGGTCACCATTGTCTTCTTCTAATATATCAACAAGCAACTTATTGTTAACTTTATTGTACAGTTTAAAGATTGGGAACAATTCATTTCTCTTGCCATCGTGTGACTCACGATATACTTCTTCTATCATATCAAGGTGCGCGTCATTAACAGACATTATAATTTTAATAAGTTCTTCGGCTGTTAGTGTGATTGTTTTTTTGGGAATCATATGATTGTGATTTTGGTTTGAAGGTCATTAATAACTGCAGCAATAATCTCTTGCTTGTCTTCTTCCGTGTCTACCTCAGCAGGGAATGCTACCCAATATACCTTAGGTCTACGTGGTTCGTTAAAGAATAGTGATTTAAATTTAGTCCAAAGTTTCATCGATGAAATAGTTTATAATGTTATCAGTTGGATTAGGTCCGAAGTATTTATTCCATACTTCAACTGCTCGTTCTACCTTACGTCTGCCTGACTCTAGGAAGTTATCACTAGGTGTGAATACCCCAAGCTGTGCTGACTCTTTGTCGATGGCATAGAACACTAATGGTTTGCCAAACAATTGTTGGTAGATGTAGCATTGTGAATCATAGTTGTAAGCCTTCGCTGAATACTTAAACTTGTTGATGTCAGACGTAGTCTTTAAGTCTATGATACATGTGTCGGTAATGATATCTGCCTTACCTTTCCACATCATCCCACATATCTCCCCGATGGCAGGCTCTTCATACTTGTTACCTTCCTTATAAATCTCATCGTAGAATATGATGTTACCCTTGATGACATTAGTAAGGTACTCGATGTACTCCTTCTCTTTCTTAAGCATCACAATGTCTTGTCCTGTGCCTTCGATGTAGCTCTTATACTCTTTGGTATTACGTGAACTAACATCTACGAACGGAACTTCTACTGCTTTGTGTGGCTCAAGGATAAGTTGATGGAAGTAGCGTCCTTCTAAGAACGCTTTGTTATCCTCGCGGACTTTGCCGTAGTCTTTGGGATTACTTAGCAGTACCCCAATGTCTGAGTTAGAGAGGTACTGCCTGCCAATCCCGCGATAGTACTCAGCGTCTACGCGTAGTTGCTCAATTATATGGTTATGATCCATTGTTTTGTTGGATTAATTGAGCGATAGCTGTTGCTACAGGTTTGGATAAAGTGTACTTGCGACTAAGTTGAGCGACGATCTTCTCAGCCCCAAGTTGTTTGTTTGCAGCAACATACTTAGATACTTTGTCCCAATTAGCTGAACCCATAACAAGTTCTTCTAACTGAGCAGGTTGTTTTTGTTTAGCGATAGGTGCCTTATCTTCTTCAGGTAAGTCTTCCCCTGTCCATAATACGATACCTAATCCGTGCATAGCGATAGCCTTAGCTGTGCTACGTTGGATGGTCTTGTTCACATCGAAGGCTGTGATGCTATCTAACAAGATAGCTTGGTTGCGATGGTTCATTACAGGTAAGTAGTCAATATGCTCAAGGCCATTGACAGTAATACCAACCTTTACATACGCTGTCTTACCATCTGTGAAATAGTTAAGACCTGTATGCTCTGACTCGTACACCTTACGCTGTGCATCAGGGTAGTGTGCCTTAAGCATAGCCCAAGCGTT